GACCCATCAGGGTGGGGTCCCCTATGGGGTGCCCTGTGGGGGCTGTACCCGCGGCAGACACCCCACTATAGGCCCGAGCGTAGCGAAGTTCACTTACCTCCAGTTTGACTTCCGACAAGATTTTCTCGTACCCACTCATCGAGTTCAGCCACCCAAGACGTGTCGATGTTAACTCCCTCCGGAGTCTCATACGGTACTCTGATGGGGGGGAATTTCCAGGCTGCATAAGCTCTGAGTTGGGTGAATGAAGTGACCAATGAACGTGGAGCCAGTGATTGGCATAGCGCCCAAAACTCTGACTCATTCTTTGCATTGATGATTTCAACCCACACCCCACCATTTGCATCCACTCTGCCTCCAGTAGGTCGTTCGAGTCCCCCAGCAACAACGTCTCCATCTTTGATTGCATAATCAAACCCGTCTTCTGGTGTACCACGTGACGGCGATACATTCGGGTGGCATCCTTCAACATCGAATGCACGTGCGTTCCTGGTCCGATATTTGACTCCGAAGTCGACAAAAGCGTGCAAATGAATACCCCCATCTGCGTGATCCTCTCGGCCGATGATGCATTCAGCTCCAAGTCCCGCAAGATGGTCGACCACTGCAAAAGGATCGAGGTCTCCACACTGAGGATAGGTAAGCAAGGCGTACCGTGCTTGAAATCGAAAAGTAGACATAGTTGGTTGTTGCACATTTTGCTTGGGTCCAAGTCTGGGCTTTTAATGTTATATGCCCAGACGGACCCAGACCCGGGTCAGTCCAACTATAAGTACCCCTCGATGCTCCCCAACCCCCCGAATTTTTGTATGCGCGATTTATCATGTCTTCCACCATCCACCCTGTTGCCTGCAACCGCACGTGTGCCGATTACGTCAATCACGCGCGTCACGAGTGCTGCCTAGTTTGCCACCCTCCCTCCCCCACCCCAACTGTTGAGCATTGCCCAACATGTCGGTTGCCCGTCGATCTGTCGGAAGAACTCGCAAAGCTTTCCGCCGCGGTGGTCGAGCTGTCCGATCTCGTCGCCGATCTACACGTTTCTCTCGCCGGCGAAGAACTCGAGGACGCCGAGTCATGAGTACTCGGCGTATTCTCAATGTGACCTCTCGCAAGAAGGTCGACAATATGATGCCCATCGTCGTTGATGAGGAGTCTATTGTTACTGTGGGCCCCTTCACTTCGCCTTCCCCTCTCCTGTGTGTTTTCGTCCCCAACGCTAGGGATACCCGCACCCCCATCACAAACCCTGCCGTTCGGAATTCCTCGGACATCTTTGCAGTCGGTTACCGCGAAAAGGTCCGACTTGATGTCTTAGGTGGTGGAACCTTTATGTGGCGCAGGATTGTTTTCATGCTTAAGGGCGACGATCTTCGGCGCTTCATGGATTCCAGTAATTCTGGCAATATTCCTGCCCAGTTGTTCGATCAGACCACCGAGGGTGGCTGTCGACGTGTCATCGGCCCGCTTTTGGGCGTCACTAACGCCCAGACGGAGCTTCAAAAATATGTCTTCCGTGGTCAGGAAGACGTTGATTGGGCGGATCAATTTACGGCCCCCATCGACACTCGTCGTGTGACCGTTAAGTCCGACAAGATGCGGGTTATTCGGCCCGGTAATGAAACAGGGGCTTCCCGCCTATACCGTTTTTGGTATCCTATCCGCCGCACAATCTCTTACGAGGATGACCTCGAGAGTGATGTCGTCGGTGATCGGCCGTTCTCTACTGCCGGTTTACGGGGGGTGGGAGATATGTACGTCATGGATATTATGGGTATTACGAATTTAACCCCGGATGCACCGCAAACGTCCTACAGGTTCAGCCCTGAGGGCAGTTTTTACTGGCATGAGCGGTAAATTAGGAAACTATGGGGCTATCTAGGTACACGAAGACGCAGTTGGCATTAAGCCAATCTGTGTCAACACCAAGCTCGTCGCGTGGGTCGGAGTTAGATAGCCATATTGAGGGCCGAGCCCAGTGTACCAACTTTTTCCCCTTGTACTTGTCCGTGACATAGAACTGTTTCTGGTGACCTAACCAAAACTTGTAGCTCGGAAGGAACTTTATTCCTCCGAAGTCGTCAAAGATGGCGTATTCAATCCCATCAAGGTCCTCGTCCAGACTAAAGAGGCCTCCGAAGTAAGCATGCTTTCCCAAGCTTCGCGCCCAAACGGTTTTTCCCATTCGGGAAGGCCCGTATACCACGAGTGACTTTCTTCGTTCTGTATATCGAAGTTAGCGGTAATGACACGTAAGGGTCATTGACCCATCAGGGTGGGGTCCCCTATGGGGTGCCCTGTGGGGGCTGTACCCGCGGCAGACACCCCACTATAGGCCCGAGCGTAGCGAAGTTCACTTACCTCCAGTTTGACTTCCGACAAGAT